TCTTAGCGCCCACTACGTTGGAGCCGAGCACTTTACCACCAACTACTCTAGCACCCACGACATTAGCTCCAACTAGTTTAGCACCCACTACCCTTCCAGCAACAACCCTCGCTCCAACTACATTACCTCCTACCACATTAGCTCCCACAACGACAGCGCCCACAAGTTTGGCACCAACGACTTTGCCACCTACTACACTAATACCAACTACGTCTGTACCAACTACGGCAGGTCCTACAGTACCACCTACTACTAACATACCAGAAGAGATATGTGTGAAGTGGTGTAAGTCAACTATAGCATCAGAGCTTTCATGTAACTCAAAAATAGCATCGGAACTTACATGCTATTCAACAATATCTGAGGAATTATTTTGCTATGGAAACCTTTGTTAACGATACGCCAAGGATAACATTAGATACAGGGATAGACATATCTGGATATGCGACATTACAGATTAGATATAGAAAGCCTGATGGAACAACTGGGTGTTGGACAGCTACAGAGTGTGCATATAGTAATGAATGTATCTATTACGATGTAGAATTGTATGAGTTAGATCAAGAAGGTACATGGCTAGTTCAAGGAGTGGTACTAGACACTGGTGTTCGTCTTACAGGACGCTGGTGTAAGATTAAAGTCCATGAACCTTTGGCTGAGTTCTGTACTACAGTACCACCAACTACACCAGCACCGTAAGATCGTTTAAAAATTGAACGAACAGGAGACAGAAGATGCCTTACATTGTGCAAGGAGAACCAGGGTCTTGGAAGGAAGACATATATAGTAAGCAGAAGTTCGATTACGACTATCCTGACGGACTAGACTTAAAACCAGATTCTAAATTCCATCAGAAGCTAAGGAACAAAATCTGGCAGAGAGCTACTGAATCTCGCCATGAGATTTCTAAGCGCTTTCCATCATGGAGAGAGATTGACAAGACGCTTACTACCTACATTCATGTTAAGGATGTAGATGAAGCTTTAAAGAAACAGGATCCTTCAAAGCCTGTTTCAATAGTCTTTCCTTATACTTACTCTATGCTAGAAGCTTTGCTGACTTACTTGTCCTCAGCTTTCTTTCAAGATCCTATGTTTCAATATGAGGGCGTGGAAGATGATGATACTATAGGTGCTATGCTGATGGAGTTGGTTATTAGACTGCACTGCATTAAGAATAAAGTCCCTCTAAATGTCCACACTTCTCTCCGAGACGCTTTAAGCTATGGAGTAGGAATTGCTATCCCTGGGTGGCGTACTGTACATGGTCGTAAGCCTGTAAAGTCTAAAATAATAACTCAGTCAGATTCTGGAGATGATCAAGAAGCATTTCAAACTGAGATGGTTGATGCTATGTTATTTGAAGGGAACGACCTCTCAAACATCGACCCTTATATGTGGCTCCCTGATCCATCTGTCGCCAGCTCAGATATTCAATCTGGTGAGTTTATCGGATGGGTAGATCGTGATAACTATATGAACTTACTAAGTGAGGAGAACACTCCTAACTCAACACTCTTCAACGTACGATACTTAAAAGCAAAGGGTGATAAGCGCTCTACATTAGCGCTTGATCAGAGTGACCGTCAGAAACGGCATGGAGGTTCTACAGACCTACACAGGTCGATGACTAATACTGTACATCCAGTTGATGTAATCAAGATGTACATAAACCTTATACCAAAGGAGTGGAAGTTAGGCGATAGTGAATACCCTGAGAAGTGGTACTTTGAGCTCGCTGCAGATGACGTGATTATAGCTTGTGAACGAGCAGACCACAACCACGGTATGTATCCAGTTAGTGTTGCCTCCCCTGAATTTGACGGTTACTCGATCACACCAATAGGGCGTATGGAAGTCCTTTACGGACTACAGCATACGCTAGATTTCCTTTTCAACTCTCACGTAGAGAATGTTAGAAAAGCTATCAACGACATGATAATAGTTGATCCTTATCTCGTAAACATGAATGATATGAAAGATCCGAAACCTGGAAAACTCATACGTCTTCGACGCCCTGCATGGGGACGTGGAGTTGATAAGGTTGCTCAGCAGCTACAGGTCCAAGACATAACACGTGCTAATATAGCAGACTCAGCTTACATTACACAGTGGATGGATCGTATCTCAGGTGCTGATCAGTCTATGCAGGGATCACTTAGGACAGGAGGACCTGAGCGCTTGACTAAGGGTGAGTTCCAGGGAACACGAGGTTCTGCCATATCACGCTTGCAACGCCTTGCAATGATCATAGGTATGCAATACATGCAGGATGTTGGCACTATGTTCGCTGTTCATACACAGCAGTATATGAGTCAGGAAACTTATGTGCGAGTTGTAGGACGATATGCTGAGCAGCTGCAGAAAACCTTTGGACCTAATAGGCAGAACGTTAAAGTAACACCATATGACTTGGCTGTGAACTATGACTTGATTGTAAGAGACGGTTCCATCCCAGGTGGTAACTTCTCTGAAGCCTGGATAGATATGTTTAAGACTATTGGAACTACGCCTGAGTTAGCACAGCAGTTTGATGTGACTAGAATCTTCATGTATATAGCACAGCAGTTAGGTGCTAAGAATGTTGAAGACTTCAGACGTAACATGAGTCAGATACAGCCTCAGGTCATGCCTGATGAGCAGGTAGCACAGCAAGCACAGGCTGGAAACATAGTACCTATAGGAACTTAAAATGGATGAGATAAAAATCAACGCTACGTTAGACCAGATTGAGGGACTTAAAGAGTCCATCGTCTGGAAGGACATTGTGAGGGAGTTAAGGAACTGGAAGAAAGGCTTCAATATGGAGATGGAATCTATTGTAGATAACGCTGAGTCTAATAACCCTTCGACAGCCTCTGTCCTTATGCACATGGGAGACTTAAACGGAAGACAGAAGGCAGTTGATTACTTTATCAGCATCTTAGATGTCTTCACTGACTTGAAGCGAGAAGAGATTGAAAACAAGAAAACGGAGGTTAGCTAATGGATGAACACTTAAAAAAGATTCAAGCGGATGTAGATGCAATGAACAAAACTTTCGAAGGTGGTGAGGTAAGTACTGATCCACCAACTGAGGTGAAGACCGATCCACCTTCAACTGATCCACCTGCTGAGGAAGTTGAAACAGACTCACCTACTACAGATGAGCCTAAGACTGACGCGCCAACAACAGACGCGCCAGATGACAGGGACAAAACTATTGACGAGCTCAGGAAGAAGCTTGCTGACAAGGATGAAAAGCCTACAGTACCTAAAACAAAGGCTCCTACAACTGAGGCTCCTGACAGAGACTTTGTTGGTGATCTGGACATGGAGGACTTGACTCCAAAAGAGCTTAATGCACTTTTAAACAAAACTTATAAACAGGCTACTGAAGATGCTCGTGCAAGAGGTGCTGAAGTTACCCAAACCTTGCCTGAGTTAGTAGCAGCTGTAGCAGGTTTGCAAAAAGCTACTGAGGATTTCTACAGCGAGAACAAAGACCTTGTATCATTTAAGAAAGTCGTAGGTACTGTATTTGAGGACTTGAGATTAGCGAACCCGAATCAGACTTATGAGGAACTAATATCATCTGTCGCACCTGAGGTTCGCAAGCGGCTTGAACTACCTGAGCCGAGCAAGAAGAAATTTGACAGAGGCGATCCTCCTAGACTACCTAAAAAGAAGTCCAAGTCTGGAGTGATTAAAGATGAACAAAAGACTGGTTCTGTGTCTTCGGACATAGATGAGATGAATAAATCTTTAGGGAGGTAACCGTATGGGATTAGAACAAAACAACGAACAACATTATAGAGAGGTGGTTGACAAGTACATTGATCCTAACGCTGCTTACATTATGACTACACGTGACTATGTAGTCAGACCAAGTGCAGACGCACTCAGCGGGCCTATCATTGTACAGCTTCCACCTGTGGCAGAAGCGAAAGGTCGGTTCTACTCGATCATATGTAGAAATGCCGATCCAGTTAATACAGTAACTATTGCAGACGCTGATGATTCTGAGTGCTGGGCTAATGACATAGTCCTGAATGGAAAGTGTGATCGCTTGCTTTGTTACAGCGATGGGCTTGCATGGATGCCTGCTTTCTCTGGTGGATTCCCACAGGCTAGCACTACGTATCCTCCGGGGACTACTCAGCCGCCTACTTCGTTAGCGCCAACGACTGCAGCGCCAGTCCAGACTACGTTAGCGCCTACTACGTTGCTGACTACTACGGCTTAACTAACTTAAACCAGGTCGTTTAAATTTTAAACGATCTTATTAAAGGAGGAATAAACTATGTTTCTTGGAATGAGAGGTACTGGTGACTGGGTTGCTGATCAAAGACCCTTGAACTGGAGACAACAAATAATGTACTTGTA